TCTTCGGGGGTGGTCTGCACCACGTTAGTCTCTTGCACCTCGGCGGCAGGTGCTACATTCTCCTGAACGCCATACTTGACATCCGCCAGAGAATTATTTACGCCCGTCTGCTGAGAGGCGGCCTCAGCTGTTACGCCCTGTCCCTGCGCTGTGCCACCGTCGCCAGCACCTTCAGCGAAGACCTGGAGACTGAGCATAGGGATAAAAGATTTGGTTTTCATAGAATAGTCCTTTCTGTCCGTAAGTGGACGAATCTTTGGTTTATGTGAAGGCTTATCCGCCTTTACACCGTAAGATGGTTGAGGCGTACTGCCTCAGGATAATTGCACGCAAGAACGTGCGCTCCGCATTGCGCTACCCAGAAGGTGTGTAAAACTTCTGCAAGGTAGTCCTCCTTGGGCTTTGCAATCACGATTGCCTTGCCCTCCCGGATCTTAATGCGGGGTTTTTCAACCAGCTGGCCCTGCTCGTGCATAAAGGACACAGCCTGTGCTACGGTGTACGCCAACATAGTGGCGGAGGCACACACGAGATCTGCGCCCTTCGGGGCTACATTCGAATGGCCTTTCACCTTCATATGGATGCTGCCTTTGTCCTTTTCCTGCCAGAAATGGATCTTAATCATTTGCGTTCACTCCTTATGTGGGATTGGTAGACTCAGCTACGCGCTGTCTTGCCTTCTTGGTGTTGGTGGATTCCTTCGCTTCAGTTCCTCCCAGAGCTTCCGTATCCTCGGCATTGGCCGTGCTACCTGCCGCAGGAGCAGGGGTTGTACCCCCGGCTGCACCGGCTGCCATCTGCGATGCGAGATTTGTACCCTGCAACCGATCAATGATCTGTGCCATCTGAAGCATCTGCTGTTGCATCATCATCATCTGCTGGAACATAGTGCCGTTCTGGGTGATCTTCTGCATTATGAATTGCTTTCTGTCGAAGTCCATCATATCCAGACACGCTAGTGCCTGATCAGCCATCTGCGGATTGAAGAAACCTGCTCGATAGAACTGAAGCGCCAGCTCATTCTGGCTCATCTTGGAGTAGGGGCTCTGCTTCTGTGCGGTGATCTCGATATCGAACAGAGGAATGCGATAGCCAAGGTCTATGCCCATTTCCACGCCCTGATGCTGGGGCACAATGCCGGCATTAGAGTACTCCTCGAACCGAACAGCTCCGTCCGCGCCCATAATGCGGAAACACCGGGGCATATCGTAAAACTGGCGGATCAGCTCAATGACCATAAGGCAAACCTTGCGGAACGCCCGGTAGGTAGCCTTGTTGTTATCTCTGGAAAGTTTGCTGCCTGCCTCCTGCATTGCAGCAATAGCAGATGCAGCTGTAACACCGGAGGTAGTGCCGCCCGTGGAGATATCCCGATTGCCGGTAGTCTCCTTTAGCTCGTCGATCTTGTCGTGCATAACCTGCACGTAAACATTGTTAAGAGGCTTTGTCTGTACCGGAATAATGCTATCTTGGCCCAGATTGCCACCCACATGGATGAAATCATTGTCCAGGTTGGCATACTCTTCCTCGTTAACTTCTCCATCAGAGCGGACGAAATGCCGAGGCTTTGCATTTGCCAGCATATTTTTCATAATCGCCTGATTGCCTCTGTCGATGTACTCCTGTGCACTCTTGGCCACATCCACATAGCCGAAACCGCAGGGCGTGCCTTTCATACGGAACAAAGGATCAAACACATAGGGATACAGGCCGTGGTCATATAAACCAGTCTCCGCCATAGGAGGCTTAGTGATATTGCCTGCTTCATCCATTTCGGGCTTGGTCTCGTTCTCGGTAGCAAAAAGCACCTCGTCATTGACGAATTTGCAGAAATGCAGGACCGTCTTGCCATTCTGGTTCTTCTTGTAGTACCAGTCGATAACCGCAGACTTCTCGGTAGTGTCCACATTGTCGTCGTATATGTACTGACTCAGATCCATATCAGATCCGCCCAGACGACCAAACAGCTGAGGATACAGGCTGGTCAAGACATCATTGTCTTGCAGTGTTACGTGGAAGAAGTGTCGGCTGTCCTGAATATCCGTGACGCCTGGCTCCCAGAAGAGGCTCAGGATATCTTCGTGTTCGACAGAAATATCACCGAGTCCGTTCAGCTTGCTGCCATCCCAGAAGACGCCATACACGCCAGTGCCGCTCTTGATCTTGTCATCTGCCTCAATATCGTAGGTCTCCTCAAAGTCGTTCTGCTCAAGGATCACTGGGACAATGGATGTCAGCATCTCAGCCTGAGCTTGGTCTCCCTTTTCTCTGGGGAGAATGTTCGGGCTGGGGAAGTTATCCATAGCATCAGCATGCTTATTGGCAATGGAGTTGAACAGCCAGCCGGACACGGGCTCTATCTGATTCTTCTTGCCATTGTCTTGCTTCCTGCGCATACACTCCCAGTTGCGCAGTTTATACCATTGCTCATTCTCAATGATCTTCTGTTCAAGGTTAGCTTTGCCTTCCTTGTACTTGTAGAGAATCTGTCTTGCTTCCTGCACCTGCTTCTTGCCAATGACCTCCACCAGGACTTTGAAGCCGTTTACAGCACCATTTTCTGCAGACGTATTGGAAGATGCCACCATCTGTTCCGCCGTTTCCTGCGCTGTAGGATGAGGGGCTGACTGTCGTCTTGCCAGCTGCTCCTCGATAGGGATTTCATTATTCTTATCCATCGATAATCTCCATTCTCGGCCTTACCCTGGCCGGCATTATATCTTCCTTCGGGATGTCCAAATACCTGGCCATCGGTGTCTCGTTGTACTTGTCCGGACTTACAGCAACTCTGGGCTTAATAGGTCTGGACATACAGAAATATCGCACCTCGTCTGCCACATGATCCTCGGCATCGGTATCAAGATCTTCAACCTTATGATCATCGTACTGAAGTGCCGGTATTGTCCTGATAAATGCCTTGCAGTTGTTGAAGACATACATCATTGACTGTCCATACTCATCTATGGCCATATAGTAGTGGACCATCATCCAGCCCGGTATTCTCTTGTTATCGCCCGGAGTAAAGTAGATTCCGTACTTGGCTGCAACCTCTGCCACGCTCTCACCACGGCTCTGATCCCAGATGGATGGGTCTGCTACGCCAGTTATCTTCTTCCCCTTGAGCCACGGATGATCTCTTTCCATCTCAGCCATTCGCTGAAACAGCTCGTGGGGCTGTATCCGCAAGCCCTCGTTATCGGTCTCCGTGCAGCCGTACCACTCGTGAATCCTGTAGGCTACACCTTCGTGATCCACAGCCCAATAGCCTGTGGAAAACGGTCTGTGGTAACCAAAGTCAAACGAGCGGTAGATCTTCCAATCCCTTGGCGGCTCAAACGGCGCAATTACATGTGTAAATCGTCTGTCCTTATAGTGATCAGGATCATTAACGAACTCTTCGAAGAACGCGCCTTCAACAGAGGACCAGTCTCCGTGGAGCATCATTCGCCGGCGTTTCTCCGGCAGGGATTCCAGCTGCGCCACATAGTCCGGGTCTCTTTCCATAAACGCTTTGTTGTCATACACCTTAGCGGGGATGAACACATAATCCTCCGGCCGTTCCTTGCCCTTGTAAGCTCTGTCAATAAACAACCGTTTCACCCAATGGTGGCCAACGCCGCCCGGATTCATCGTCAGGTACATACGAGGACTAAACGGAACTTTGCACATACCGGAGGAACGGTTTGACTCACGAAGACAGTTAAACTGAAACTCCGTGAACATCGTGGCTTCTTCCATGCCGATCACATCGTAGGCTTGTCCCTGATATTGCAGAACATCCTGCTCATTGGCACAGTAGCCAAGCTTTAGCCGTGATCCGTTTGGAAATGTGAATACCTTTTCCTGCTTGTTGTATTTCGCAACGCCTTTCAGCAGTATCAGAAGTGGATTGACATGGTTTTCTGTTAATTCCGGAAGTGTTCTTCTCAGCAGCAAGATCTGTATGCCCGGATAGAACAAGCACAGCAATACAAACTTGATTCTCATCGCCCAGCTCTTGCCGCCGGCTCTTGCACCACCGTAGGCTATGTACCGAGCTACAGCCTCAAAGAAGAGCTGTTGCTTTGGATTCGGATCTGGAATCTTGAGTGTTACTTTGCCCATTTCTCTGCATCCCCCGATCCAAAGATGACTAGCACCTCATTGTTGTTGTCATCATCCTTTTCGGCCCGCTTCTGCAGGTTGGCAATGCGAGCCTCCTGCTCCTGCCGATCCAGCTCAGAACGCAGCATCTTAACCTCTTTGATGTCCTTCAGAGCCGAAGCGATCTGCTTTAGCCCCTGCCGGTCAATAAGGCTTCTTGCCTCCACCAGTTTTTCTTCTTCGTGGATCGTCTCTTTTGTAGGCTTGTCCGGCCTTCGATCGTTGTTGTACTCGATCACCTTTGTCTTGTCGGTCTGCTTATATAGCTGCATATCCAGCTCAGTAATAGCCTGTTCCAGCTTCACCAGGAGCTGGTCTGCCAAGCCATCGATGCGAGCCAATTTATCAGCTGCTTGGGTGCTGATTTTATCCAATGTTTTCGTGAGTGTTTTGTCCCGGTGCTGTGAGCGCAACTCAACCCACTTTTCATTCTTCCCTCGCTCAGAGATTACCTTGTAGTGAATGCCGTACTTCTGAGCCAGCTTACGGTAACTGGTTTCCGTGGTAATGTATTCTGTTTTTATCTGCTGCCAGTCTGCCATAAGCCTCCCTCCTTAATCGGTAACACCATCATAGCTCACACAACAGTCATGAAGTAATCCCCCCCTAAATGCAAAAAAGAGGAGGCCGAAGCCTCCTCTAAGTTCCTATCAGACAGGATCGTTTTTAAACACAGGCACAACGAAATTCTCCCACTTCTTGTAGGCATCCACATACATCTCGCCTTTATCTCCGTTAAAGGTAAGTTCGTAGTACATACCGTCAAAGAGTGTGGTGCTTGCCAGCGCCTTGCTGTTCTGCAAAGTCTTGCACATCCAGACGATAAATACATCATCTTCGGTAATCTGCTTGCCGTCGGTCTTATCCAAACGCTTATTCGCATAAGCAGCTACGGTCTTCTTACAGAGGGAAACAAACTCCTTTTCATTCATTGTGTTACCCTCCTCACTCAACGATACACCAGTCTTCTGCCAGCATATCCGTCTGGGAAGCAAGCCAGGGAACCACATTGCCCTGAGCAGTTTTCATAGCGATGTATGCGCCATAAGGCACATTCTCGCCGTTGAAAGCCACCTTAGCTACCTCAGTGCTAGGCGGATAAGCCGCAGCAGGCACGTGATACAGGAACATACCTTTGCCGTTCCAGCCCTTCCGTGCCACCCGCTCGCCCTGCTTCAGCGCAAGCAGCGCATCACCAAAGTTCATAGACTCGGTACTCCGGCAGATTTTTTCAAACTCAGCCGCAGTCATATACTGGGGATACCGATCATCCTTGGATGTAGTAAACATATACCCATCATCGATGTGCACATCGCACGTATTGCCACAGTGTTCGTTGATCTGCTCGGTCTCGCTAACCTCCGGCAGGGGCAGGCCATCCGGCCAGGGGATTCCGTTCACCATCTTGGTGGAAGTTGCGTGGATCACTTTGCTGCAAATGTAGGTTTTCATATTGATTTCCTCCTTAGTTTATGTGCATTCCCCTATAGGGAAGTGCTTATGTAGTTATTCTTCTTTTTTCTTGCCGCCGGCACAGTACCAATCTCCGCGCCTATAGCCCACAACTTTGGGACACCAGCCCTGACCCTCCGAACAATGCGCCGGATCCCAATGCTGACATTCTTCGCAGTGCACCGGAATTGTTACGCCGTTGGCAATAAGGTGGTCGGCAATATCTTCATCGCGGCATTCCTCGCAGGATGTGCAGTATTTGATAAGTTCTGTCAGTGCTTTCTGTATATTGGACATAGCAAGTTACCTCAAAATTCGTAATGATCAAATAGCCATTGTAAAGCTTTTTGCAATTCGTCCTTGGTAATGCTGTTGAGCGTTTCCATCCGGGCTACCTTTTCGATCGCAAGCACCTTTGATTGGATAGCAATAGTGTCATCATCGAGCCTGTGCTTTACTATGGCCCACGCTTCGCCGAGGCTTATGTTGTATGTGGGAAATTGAATTGGTTTAGGCACCTTCCGTTCCTCCCCATTCCTCACTCTCACAATTTCCAACACAATCGCCAAGCGTGATGTTTTTCCATTCTCCCCAAATCTCACAGAACGCAAGTTTTTCGCCGATCTCGTTCCACCGGACGGCTAAACAGTGCTTGCATCCAAACGCACATGGGTTATGCTTTAGCTCTACCGTTTCCCGATCCTCTTCTCTGGAGCATTTGCTGGACACTTTGCAGCAGGCAACTACAAGAAGAATGTCCACAACAGCAAAGATAGCGATGCTAATAATTAACGCAGTTTTCATCGTCTCTTCCCTTTATTCGTAGTCATATTTTCGGTTGAGCATTTCCGCAACAAGGCACTGGTTGTAGCACCCTTTGCAGAAACGGTTTTTATATTCTTTGAGGTTGGGGTTTGTATCGAAAGCCAAGTGTAATGCCGAGCCATCTTGTACCCCTTCGCAGAAGATCTTCTGTTTTTCCTCGCCCTTGTAGTAAGGGCATCCCACAAGCACATCTGATCTGCGTTTCATAATATCACCCCTCAATTTTCCGCTTTCTGTTCTGATCCAGGAGGTGCTCCACCTCCTTGCAGTATTGCGTTGATTTTTTCGTCCATAGCCCTGCCCAGCTTATAGCAGTTGCCGTGGGAAATATGGTTTTTATACGCACCGTAGGATGCCCGGAATTTCTCCGCAGACAGCTTCCCGGCAGCCACCAGTTTGGCCATCCGCAGGTATTTGCGCTGGGCATTTCGCTTGTTTTGATTCTTCACCCGGCGGATGGGCGTGCCGTCCGCTGCGATATAGGTGTGGAATCCCAGGTGGCTGACGCCGTTCTTGAAGGGGAAGATCTGCGTCTTTCCGTTCAGCGTCAGCTCCAAGGTGTCGAGGAATGCTGTGATCATCTCCTGGCAATGCTGCAGGTATTCCTTACTGGGGTGGATCAGCCAGAAATCGTCCATATATCTGCCGTAGAACTCGATTCCCAGCTCGCCCTTGATCAGCTTGTCCATACCGTCTAAGTACAGCAGCGCAAAACCCTGATTGATCTGGTTGCCTAGCGGAAGGCCCTTGCCCTCGGTGCTGTCTATAAACAGTTCGCACAGCCAGCATATATCCGGATCATCGCCAAAGTGATAGCGGACGATGTCCTTGAGCCGATCGTGGGAAATGTTATAGAAAAACTTGGTTATGTCGCATTTTAGGATATAACCCTCCATACCGTACCGGCTGTAAAACTCTTGCATCTGCTCACTGAGCCGGTCCAGCCCAAACAGAGTGCCTTTTCCTTTCTGTCCGGCGCAGTTATCCAAAATAAAGATTTCCTGCATCCTAGGCATCAGAACATTGTCGCACAGACAGTGCTGTATGACCTTATCCTTGAAGCCTGCGGTCTGTATCACACGCTCCTTAGGCTCGTACACCTTGAATTCGTTGTACGGGGAGACTGTATATGTCTTATTCTTCAGCTGGTCAATGAGGGTGTGGACGCCGTCAAGAGCGGTGGTGTGAAACCGTGCCGCACTTTTGGCGTAGCCTTTCCCACATCGTGCCCGGCGGAAGGCTCTGTACATATTGTGAAAGTCCGTAACTTTTTCGAATTCGGTCATACAGCACCATCCTTTCTTGTTTATCCGCATAGCGGAAAGGTCGTGCGTTCTTTTGATGTGGTGTATTGATTTCGGCTGATGCCTACTCTGTCGAACATTCCACCAATACGGGCGAACGCCGTTGCTATTGTTGTAGTTGTCATTGTTGATGTTGCCAGAAGGCGAAACGCAAAGAAAAATACAACGCACGGCCTGGGTATCTTAAGCCTTTTCCTTTGTCCGCCAGGCGATGGCCATATATTTCACATCCCGGACCATCTTGGACCAGTACTCGGCTGAACTGTCGACAATCAGCCCCAGGTTCATAGACAGCTCGATGTAAAATAACAGCTCATCGCACAGCGTGATCGCCTCGGTGATCCTTTCGCACCGCTTCTGCTTGTGGGTCATATTGTTGATCCGGTTGGCTTCCAGCAGTGTGTCGTGGATATCCAGGCTCTTGACCTGCACACGGTCAACAAGGGAATGGCGATACTTCTTGGGATATCGGTTGCAATTAGACGTCAGTTTGAAGGTGTGCGTTGCAAGCTCCTTCGCCTTGACGACCACCTTTAACTCACCGTCTGCCATATCTTACATCTCCAAAGATTCGAAGATAGAAGATTCAAAGAGCAAAAACGGGCGAACGCCGCCGCTACCGTTGAAGCTGTCAACGTAGATGAGGCCAGAAGGCGAAACGCAAAGCGTCCAGTAGTCATTCTCGTGGGGCTTGCAGCTTTCGGGGGTAGCGAGCCACCACCAAGCGCTTGCGGGGTACTTGTCGAAGATCTCCACATTCGCCCGGTAAAAATCCAGCGTCGGCAGGCTGATCTTGGATTCCATCACACCATAGTTCTTCAGGCCGCAGAGGGTGGTGAGGTCGGTATGTACGGTGCAGACGTTCTCTTCACCGACCGCTTCGATAATCTTGGGCAGGATTTCCTTTTCCATCCGCTTCAGCACATTGCTTGTCCGCAGATCGTTATTCTTGCCAAACTCGCTGCGGAATGCGTTGTCCTTCATTACCACCGGCACCTTGCCGTCTACTGCGGGAAACTTGATAAACTCCATACCGGCGATTTCGAAGGTATCGCCGACTTTTGCTTTGATGATCTTTTCCATAGTTTTTCTCCTTTACTTCGATACAAAGATATTAGAATTTAAGATACAAAACGGGCGAACGCCGATGCTACCGTAGTAGCGGCCATCGTTGACGTCGCCAGAAGGCGAAACGCACTTGACCCAGCTGGTATGCTCGTGTCTGGGCGTGCTGTAAGGCGTGGCCAGCCACCACCAAGCGTCGATCTTGTGTTCGTCCAGAATGTCCACAAACTGGCGGTACATAGGTGCAGTCAGCAGGGATACCCGGCGCTTGATCACACCGTAATCCTTCAGACCGTCATCCGAAGTCAGATCCACATCGTGCAGAAGCACATTGTCGGCGCCAACGATGCCGGCAAGCTCTTCGGCAAACTCGTTGCAGATATCCTCCACATTAGAGCCTGCAAAGTTGTTGTTCTCGTCGCCGAACTCTTCACCTTCCCGAAGCAGCTGTTTGAGGATCAGCGCTGTACCCTCTGCCCGGTGTTCCAGCACCACGAATTCGTGATCGCCCACCTTTACGACATCGCCGGGTGCATTATCTCCCAGCTTCACCTGGGGAACGATCAGGCTCTGTCTGATCTTCTCGACCTGCTCATCGGTCAGGTCGATTCTCTTGCCGTGTAAAGAAATGTAGTTTTCCATTTTGTTTTTACCTCCTGTTAAATAGTGAAAATTCTTCAAAATTACACCAAAGTACTTCGGTGCGCGGGTCGCTGTTTTGGTTGTAGGATCTGCGAACGATTTTGCTCCACCCCTTCAGCTCCCGGTCGTACATCTCGCTGGGATAGCCGGAGAGGATGACCGGTCCTTTATGCTGCAGGAGCGCAGCCAGCAGGTCCAAATGGTCTTGCTCGGTCATTTCGTGCCGGTACTGTTTGCCACCCCGAGTATCCAGCAGATACGGCGGATCGGCGTAGATCAGCACATTATCGAAGTTAAATCGGCGGATCAGCTCCAATGCCGGGCGGTTTTCGATTTGTACATCCTTCAGCCGTCCGGCCGCATTGCGCAATCCCTGCGGCAGGCTTTTCCAGCAATCTACGCAGTATGCGCGTTCCCTGGCGTACCGGTCGATCTTAAACCCGGTCTTTTGATAGGTTTTGAAGCCGTGCCCCATCCTCGATCTGATAGCAAAGCGGTATGCCCGATCCAGAGGATATTCGCCGCGGTTACGGTGCGCATCATCGAACACATCCCGGGCATAGGGCGTTAACTCTATGATCCGGGCCAGTTCTTCCGGCTGCTCCCGTAGGACAGTGAAGAAATTGACAATATCGCCATCTATGTCGTTGACCGTTTCGATAGCTGAAGGCGGCTTATTGAACAGAACAGCGCCGCTGCCAAAGAACGGCTCCAGGTAGGATCTATGGGGCGGCATCAGCGCAATGATCTCATGCGCCATACCCCACTTTGCTCCTGGGTAGTTAAGTAAGGCATTCATAACACCACCTCACACCGCTACCGCATTGTGGAACTGTTCCATTGTGGACAGCTGACCGGGACTCCACTCCGGGAAATTTGCCCGGACCATTGCATAAGAGATCACCGGCGATACAGCATTGCCGCATTTTGCGGTCTGCTGATTTTTGGGATACGCCTTGCCGCGGTAGTCATACTCGATGGCATAATCCGGAGGGAAAGCCATTGCGCTGTACTGCTCACGGGGAACGAGCATACGAAGCTCGATATCTGAGATAAAATAGGCGATGCCGCCGATGATCAGCAGGATGATTTCGTTATCCTTCAGGTCGTAATCACAATGCGCGTTCAGAAGCTCGCGGATCTGCGGCCAGTATCCAAGGTCGCGGCCATCCGCTTTCGCCAACACTGCGGTACAGACGGCAAAGTGCGGCGTCGCTGTCAGGGTAGGTACAGGCTCATCGGCCGATGTTCCAACCTCATCCCTGCGGAACTTGGCAATATGCGCAGCGCAGATTGCGTTGTGATCAACCGCCGTTATGGTGGGCATAGGGTCAGAAACGCTGCTGCCGATCACGCCGCCGTAGTACTTCTGGATGTGTGCCGCGACCAAGGCCTCCCGATCGTGGGTCGTAACCGTGTGCAGCGGCTCTTCCAGATCGTGTGATTTTCCGTTGCCGTAGTACTCCACCAGATTGGCGCTGACTAAGCCGTAGCGGTTTGCACCGTCCAAAGTCATAAGCGGCTGACCCATATCAGAGCCACGGACCATTTCCGTCTGCTCGGTGTGATATTGGATCAGGTTTGCTGCGCATACGCAGCTCTCCGCCTTTGAGACGATAGTGGGTAGCGGCTCACGTGCATCCCGGATTCGGTCTCCTCCTCCGGTCTGGCCAATGCTCATAAGATTGGCGGACACCAGCATTTGGTTACCTGCGGTGGTGATGGTATGTACCGGCTCACTTGCAGGAGATCCTACGGAATTGCTTGTATTTGTAACCGTGAACGGTGCCAGTACCGCATCTGCCAGCTCGTGAGATCCCACGGTGGTGACGGTGCTGAGTGGCTTGGTGATGTCCTGTGCAGGATTATTAAACTTCTGCTGTGCAATAAACGGTGCCATCACCGGTGCGCATACGCCGCCGGTATATTTACGGGTCAGCGTATTCAGCGGATCAGCAAGATCTCTCGTGTGACCGCCGCCGCTGTGGTTGCACTCCACCAGGAACGGCTTTCCGCTTCTGATGGTGAACTTGTCCACACCGCGAATGATGCGGCGCAGTGTGTTTTCTGCCAGAGGGCGTACAGCATTGACGCCGTATTCGTCCTTGATCTCTTTCTTGCTTTTGAAGATGGAGTATCTTGCCAGAGACCAATCGATTACCTCGTAGGCACCGCGCCAGGGCTTCAGCTTACCGGACTTGACCTCCTCGCTATCTCTGGGTGCGTGGGTGCGTTCCGGCCAAACAATGGGTTTTCCGTCGCACCGGCCAACCAGGGCAAAGCGTTTCCGGGTAGTAGGTGCACCGTAATCAGCTGCAACCAGCTCCCGGTGCTCGATCACATAGCCGAGTCCGCGGATCAGCCGCTGTGCTTCCGGGCTGTCAATGGCTACCTGCAGGAACTCGCATGCCTCCTCCAGAGCCGGGTGATCAGCTGCTACGCCGGTGGTCAGCATAGCGATAAAGGCATCGAAGGTCTCGCCCTTGCGGTCAGGGTCGGGCACAGTGGCTATTCGCCCGTTGACCGTGATCTCAATAAGCGGACCCCAGGTTTGT